ATTTCCGACCACAGGGTCCACCAGTCTTGCAATTAATCCAGCCCTTACCATTGTTCCGCTTGAACCAACCATGTAATCCGTACTTCTTTTCTTGAGAAAAGTCAGCCATTACTTCATACCCTTCTTCTTAGTCATCTTCTTCCCAGTCTTCTTAGCTTCGGCCTTAGCCATAGCTTCGCCCTTAGCTGTGTATGGGAATGTCTTCTTACCTACCTTTGGCATATTACTTTCCTCCCTTCTTGGTCTTATTGCCCCAGTTTTTGGCCCCTACCTTACGGCATTTGACCATTGCGCCTGAAGCATATGCGCTGTGTTTTCCTTTATACCTAGCCATAACTTTATTATAACAAGCATCCTTTGGCATTTTCTCACCTTTCTATGATTCTAACTGCTAGGTTATTTGAATGACTTTAGCGTTTTAGCTAGATTGCATTGTCTTTTTGTTCTTGTGTTTAGGTTTCCACCTTTGCAATACTGGCTTATAGATTTGCCAGAAGCTTTGGCTTTTTTAGTTAAAGCACCGGGACGTTTAATTGCACCCTTAATCCAGTTTTTCTTTGCCATATTTACCTCTTTTGTCGTTGTAATGCTAGGCTTATATAATCAATTTTTAAGTCTCTTGCGGCGGCGGTTGTTGGAGTTAACTGTAAAGCAATCCCCATTTCTTGAGCACCGTTTAAAGATACAACAGACTCTACATATTGATAGGCATCATCCACCTGGAATAGAATTTCAGTTTCAGATATCTTTGTTATTCTATACTTGTGCCAGTTAGTATCATGTGTAAATGTAGTTGTTGGTGTATTTACAGAGCCAAGAGATCTAACAACTGGTGTAATAAAGTTATTAGCAGCTAATCGCTCAAAGTAAACAGCAGTTGTTGGAGCACCGTTTGTTACATCTCCACTCCATAAACCTAACCTATAGTTGTAATCATTGGTTGCTGACACGGCATCTACAATGAATACAGCAGTATCAAACTGACTCCAAAGAAAAAGGTTAGTAGAAATAGAAGCACCTAAATATAATGCAGAATTTTCATTAGCTACGGCACTAGATCTTCTAGTAATAATTCCTGGATGATTGCTTTCTGGGGCAGCAGCAACTATAGAACCTCTAATAAAAGACCAACCAGGAACCCCAATTTCACCTGTTTCTGTTGATTGAGATAAAAAGTCATCAATAAACATTGGAGTATTAAATCCAAGTACATCAGATAAACCATTTGCTATTGAGCTTACAGCAGTTAACTCTGCATTTATAGATGATAGTCTATTTGTTAAAGTATTTACAGTATTTGTAAGAGAATTAATCTGAGCTGTTGTTGATGTCTGAATGCTATTTACACTATTATTTAGTGCATTGATTTGCTGTTGAATTTGTTCATTATCTAAATTACTAACCCTTCTAGATACAGCTGATGATTTTCTTTTATCTAGATCACTCATCCCTTACACTTTCTACCTTTAGGGCAGCTTTGTTTAGATCCACCGGGGCCAGCCCATAGGTTCTTACAAGCCCAGTATTTAGCAGAGAGTTTATTGGTTGCCCCAGCACAGTTGTGCCTAGCTTTAAAACTCTTTCTTGCTTCTGGTGAATAGTTATGACCATATCCCTTAGCACCAAAGTGAATGATCTTTTCTTGCCCACCTGAGCAAGCTTTAACCATTCTCTTTTTACCGGGAGATGTCGATGGTCTTGGTTTATTACAAGGCATTGCTTTTTTATTTACTTTCTTAGCCATGTTAACCTCCTAACATATCTAGTGCTCTCTGTCCTAATTCTGGGGGTATATTTTTACCACCAGTATTTATTAAATCTTGCTGAGCTGCCCCACCTACAGCACCAAATGCAGACTGTGCATACATCTTTTGCATTTCCATTTGTTGCTGCTTTGCTGCGGCTTCGTCCTTTGCTTTCTTAATTTCTTCTTCTGTCTTAACCCAATTAGAAGGATCAAATCCAAGAGAAGTAATCAAAGCTCTTGCATAAGCTTCCCATTTAAAAGAACTACCAGCTTCTGGAGGAAGGTTTCTAACCATCTCACCCATCTGTAACAGTTTATTAAGATCAGACTCTCTGCTTAAAGATTGCAACCCAGTAAGGATTTCAATATTTAGAATACCACTTTCAGCATCAAACTGCTCTGCCATTCTTGGATCAATTTCATTATTTTCAAGCATTAAATAAATGGTTCTTTTAACAACAGGAACCATAAAATCTCTAGCAATAGCAGAGAATGTACCACCAAGAATGGTTTCTAGTTCATTACCAACAGCTCTAACAGCGGTTGCTGTTACTCTATCCCCACTGGGCATGGATGCTGTTTGTAATAAGAATCCTTGACCTACTTCTTTACGCATTGATTCAACAGCGGCGTTGCCAATTTGAATCTGTGGGTTAATTGTATCGCTAGGTGATATAGCAAACACATCTTCTTTTCTTGCAGCTACCCATTGACCGTTGACCGCTACAGAAAGGTCATCTAGTTCTGTAATACCAGCGGGATTAACGCCCATAAAAAATGTAGAAGCAGCAGCCATTCCTTGAATTAAAGCCCTAGTGTAAGACTCAAGGGTTCTAATGTCAGAATAGATGTCTTCTACATGTGATCTACCATAATCTTCACCAGCAACACTAGACCATCTTAGTATTACATATGGAAGTACATCATAGTAGCCTTCGTCAATAAGCTTATTATCTAGTTCTTTTTCAACTTTCCAGGTATTATCTTCTGTCTTAGAGACACGAATGTATACCGTTCTGTATCCAGCTTGGTCAGCCTCGCCTGCTGTAAAATCAAATGCATTGGCTGGTTCAGTATTAGATGGGGAAATATACTCTAGATAAATAAACTCTTTTACATCACCATTTACATCTCTACGAACAACAAACTGATCTAAACGAACAACTCTGTAAGAGAAATCATTTTCCATTACAACAAGAACATCACCTACAACAATTAAATGTTGCATAGCTAGATAAGAAACTTCTCTTAAGTTATTAGATATTAGTTTTCTATACACCTGATAAGATAACTTATCAAGATACTCAGATATTTCTGGTGTTGGTTCTTTGCCATTCTTTAAACCAAAGCTAAAGAATGGTGTGTCGTTTAAAGGAATTAGTACGCTAAGAATTTTACTGGCTAGAGAAGTTACTCCTCTAGATTGAACTGAAGAATAAGTTTGAAATACGTTATCTTCTCCAGTTTGTGATTGATAGGGTAGTAATGTAGGAACTGTAATAGCAGAACAAGCCCTTGACTTGTTTAACTTTGTTTCGCGTTTACTATCAAGGATTTGCCATCGTTCTTTAATTGATTTCTCAGCGTACATTTATCTCTCCTTATACTGGTCTATCTTCTTGTTCGTACTCCGGTCTTTCAATGGTTGGTGCGTCTAGATTGTAACCACCACCCTCACCATCAGATTCCTGTACGGCTTGACCAGTAAGCTCAGCCATGACAGCAGCTTCTTGCTTTTCTTCTTGTACTCTTTGTACTTCTTTAGCATCAGCTAAAGCTTTTCTCTTTGCTTCAGCTTCTTCTCGTGCTTTTCTTTCTTTTTCTTCTAATCTGGCTTCTGCTTCTTCTTGCATTTGTCGTTGAAATTCAAATGATTGTTGTTGCATTTGTCTTTCATGTCCTTGAACTTCACTCCAGGATGGACCACCATGACTGCCTTTTCCCATTGTTATTTCCTTTCTTGAGAATTATAAAGAGTCCTTATTTTGCTCACTAGTTCCATCTGACCCGCCTTGAAACCACGCTCGTAGTCCTTTAGTTTTAGGTCTTGAGGAACCAGTGTTACTACCTTCTCCAGCTTCTCTATTAATTCCCGGCTTATTCGTAGATTTTCTGTTTCTTTCTTCATGTAATGCCCTAGTTAAATTGTCAATTACTTTTAAACAAAGAAGAAGGTCGGGGTTCATAGGAACCCCTTCCTTCCATCTCTTCATTAAAATATCTAGCTTAGTCATGCGCTTTTACCATTATGTTTAACATAAAGTTTTTAACGCCTGGATCAATATTCTCCATATAAAGAGAACTATGAAAGTTGTTTAAGAATATTTCAACCATTTGCATGTTCTTAAATCCAACATCAAGGCTTGAGTTCTTTAGTTTAACAAGCTTGATGGCTTCATTAACAACAAGATCCATATCATATTCTGATTCAACAAACATTGTTGGCATAGAACCTCCTTAAGTAAGTTCACAACCATTGGCTGTACAGGCTAGCGCATGAGAAGCTTTTGTTGTGTCTTCTAATTCATATTTAGAAAGCTTAGACCAGTCTACATTAGTTGGCATAATTATTTCTAGTTTCTTAAATTCTTCTTCTGATATACTTTCAAAGGGAGCCTGTTGATAGCAATGATCTTCAGAAGGTAAGAAGGATACACCAGAAACAAGATTCCAATACTTCCAAAGCCAACTACCAATACTTAGGAAGTCATCATCCTTATAGTTTACTGTTACACTTGGCTTATGATCACAATACCATAGTTGATATGCAAGCCATAGATTTAAGTGACCAAGAGAATTTACTTCAGCCTGTGTAACACCAAAGTCTGCTCTAATTGGAAATGAAAATACAGCCGTATGATCTGGTTTCATTACGCATGGTTCATTTGGAATACCTGAATCCCGCATAAACTTAGCCATTGGTGAGTTGGTTTCCATTCGTATACGTCGAATGTAATACTTTGAAAACCGTGGGTGTAGTCCACTAGCAGAACCAGCAACACATGATGTTGTTCCTTCTGGTTTAATGCAGGTAATAGACTTACTTGGAGTAATACCAAGATATTCTGCCCACTCCTTGTTTGTTTCTCTGGCTACATGACGTAGACCCTCTAGCAAACGCTGTAGATCTTCGTGACCACGGCCACCGTTTGTTAGGTTGTTATCAAAGATACCAGTCATGGACACGCCAAGCAGTCTTTCTTCTTCACAGTTTTCTTTAAAGGTATTATTACCTTGCGCCTTAAAGTATGTAAAGTTTGTTAAAGCACTTTGTAAAGTGCCTAGAACAGTAGCCATTCTAATCTTATTAACAAGATCAGCAGCTTCATCTTTTGGCTTTACCACAACAGTACTTAGATTACAAAACTGGTCTGGTCTTAGAATAATTTCAGAGCAAGGATTAGTACCAAACTTGTAGTCTGTATTTCTTCCTGCTACTTTAGCAATAGACTTCATTGCTTCTCTATTACAAATACCTCGTTCACCAGATCGTGAATCATATAGAGAAGACCATTCCTTTAGAAAGGTTCCCATATCAGGTTTTGTTTCATAGACAGCCGAGTTATTAGCTAAAGATCTACGGCCATTCTTTTCCCACCAAGGGCCACTCTTAGCATGTGCCATTTCGTAGTCACTGAGATCTGACAAGCTAATTAGCGCAGATCGCCGTACACCACCACTAATAATGCTATCAGCAATCTGACAAACAAGATCGTGAACTTCAATTGGCTTTAGCTTACGACCCTTGGCAGCATAGAAGATGTTGGCGGTAAACTTAATAAGACGAATGAACGGTTCTGGACCTGAAGCTCTGCCGCCAAATGTCTTAAGTCTAGCACCAGCTGGCCGTATTTTACTTACGTCAACAGTAAAATGCTTACCGTTGTATAGTTCTGTAATAAAACACTTATAGGCATTAGCCCATCCTTCTCTGGAGTCTTCTACTACAATTGCATTATCTACTTGCTCTAGATTATTAGGAACTTGGGGTAGATTATTAATCTCATCACGCTCTACAGAAAAGCCTACACCAGTACCACAAGCAAGGGTATAAAGGATATTGGAGAAAGACTCTATAGAGTTTACAGCAACATAGCAACAATTGTATGCAGCTACATCATCCTTATCTAAGGCTGCGCCAGCAGTCATTAGTGCTCTCATAGAACCAAAGACTTGACGTGCTTTCATGTATTGTTTAATAACTTCCAGTTCTTTAAATACTTCTGGTGATAGCTTACTATTAAGATCAAATCTAGTAATAAAATAATCAAAGTATCTATCTACAGCTTCTTCCCAGGTTTCTCTTCTATTAAGTTCTGGAACCCATCGACAATACTTATCAACCGCTACAAAATCTTCAAACACCTTGCTCATTCTTTTCTCCTTCCGATAAGTCTAAAATGTTTCTAACAGTCAGGTTATTAGGACTCCAAAGCGTAATTTGCTTTGTTTCTTTGTTATAATCCCCATTGCGTAGAATCCTAACACACCGGGCCTGTGATAATGCAAACTCTTCTCTGGTCATCTCTTCTGGTACTTTGTCTTCTGGTCTTTTGTCCCAGTTTTCAGAGGCATAGAGTTCCATAATAGCTGTGTCCCAAGTTTCTCTGGGATGGCTATCTAAAATCTTCTTTGCTTTAGCAGGACCAAACTTCCAAAGTCCCCAGATATTATCTGTAGTATCCCCAGTTATCCATTGTTGATAGAAAAACCTATCAGCATCTTCTTGTGATACTAGAATTGGATCTGTTTCCTTATCTGGATTCCAATGCCAACCTGGAATTTGACGTAGATCTTTGTCTACAGTAACCCCAATACAACGACCATCAGATACTAGCATACCAATGAGATCATCGGCTTCAAGTCTATTGACACATCTAACAGTTATATTGGAATTGTAGATGCATTCAATAGCATACTTCATTGAGTCAGGTGGTTTAAAATCTTCTCTGTGCTTTTTGTAGTTTGGCCAGAAAGATCTTCTATAGTTGGTTTCTCTTGGGCATGACATAGCAATATAGACTTGCTCCATATTCTGGGGAGTCCAATTGGCAATGTCTTTAGAAATCCTTTCTGGAAGGTAATCAATACCCTCTTGGTCCGCCCAGAAAGCGGCACGATAAGCGATGATATCTCCATCTAAAATAGCCTCAGTTGGTTTGTTCATTTTCTTCTTCTACATCAAGAGTAGCTATATCAAGCCACTCTTCAATGCTTTCATTGATTTCTTCAATAAATTCTTCTAAGCTACCACCATTGAAAATAATTACATCAAAGATTTCTTCATAGTTACTGTTAGGTTTAAAGAAACTTTCTTCAACGGCATTAGCCATTTCTTCGCTTTCGTGGTTTCTCCACTCAGCATCATGTTCTAAAAGCTTTCGCATACCGGAATCAATAAAGATTTGAATTGCAGCTAGCTCACGACCAAATGCAATTTCATTCATGTACCTAACATCATCCTGAATGATAACATATTCCCAGTGCTTTTTATTTTCTTTCTTGTTATCTACTTCTTTTAACATTAGGTTTTGAATGGATTCAAAGCTTCTTACTACCCAGTAATCTGGATCTTCCTTTCGCTTTTCAGCTCCAAT